CTTTTCCTTCGCGGCTGTCTCTTTCTCTTCCATACTCTTCTTCGCCGCCGCCGCCGCCGCCGCGTCCTCCTTCGCCTTCTTTGCCTTCTTCGCCGCCGCATCATCTGCTTTCTTCTGTTCTCTCTCGGCATTCGCCGCTGCTGCTTTCTTTTCTCTCTCGGCCTTCGCCGCTGCTGCTTTCTTTTCTCTCTCGGCCTTCGCCGCTGCTGTCTTCTCTGCAATTGCGTCGTTCTCTTTTTGTAACTCTTCCTTCACCAATGGTTGTAAGGTGTCATACGCATCCTGTGCGTTTTGTCTTTTTTGTTCGTTTTCTGCATGAGCCTTCCTTGCTTCATCAAGGTTTTCTGTTGCTGTTGCAACTTCAGCCTGGATGCGTACTTGTGCGTTGCTTGCAGTTTGTCTCCTGCTATCAGTAGTTGCTTTGGCATATCTTTCGATGGCATCTTGCATGGACTTTTGTTTCGTAGTTAGGGTTGCCTGCTTCGATTTCACCCGAATTTGGGTATTTGTTTCTTCCCTTTTTGCAGTATTCAGTTTTCTTAGAGCCAGTTTCATTTCCTCATTTTTGGGGCCGCCGCCGCGGCTACAACGCATAGTCTTGCGTCCGCCTCCTCGAGGTTTTCCACCGGACGGTCTATCTTTCCTTTTGGTTGTTTTATTCGTCATGACAGTATATAGTATAATGTCATAATATTACTTTTGGGAATGATAACCGCATCGCTCAGGATAATCAATTAATCGCTAAACATGATATCGCAGTGGAACATTTCGTCGAAGACGCGTTTCAGATGCACATTTGGGTCACCATCTGTCAAAAGTGTCACTAAACTCATACACATGGAAACAGCTACTTCTAGTTTGACCAGCCCATCGCTCGTTCTAACATTGTGTTTTTTTACAAACTCGTGTGAAAGATTATCACTAATTCCTTTAAATACCTTGTAAAAATGTACCTGATCTAAAATTGCTCCCTCCTGAAACACAGACCGCGCAACCCCACTAGTGGCCTCCATAATCGCATCTACTTCACCAGTTGGTAATAGTTTCATCATATTTGGAGGGTCTATAAAGTTTTCTAGATATGCCAGAGAGATACTTGTATTCATATCTGGGTTCTGTTGATGTTCGAATATATAAAACAACGTATCTGTGATATTTTTCGGAAAATGCATAACGATTCCAAAGTCAATAATTCCTAACTGGTACCTAGGATTTTCCACATTGAAGTCTAGTTCAGTTTCAGAACCATTGTCAATAAAAAGCACATTTCCAGAGTGTAAATCACCATGAAACTTGTTGTGAATCATTGAACTCGCAAAAAAGTACTGAATTGCAAGGTCTTTGTATGGTTTCCGGTCAACTTCAGGAATAGTGTTAATATGAACGCCTGGCAAATGTTCCATGATAATGGCCTTTCCAGAAAGAGACCCGCACTTATATATCTTAGGGATGCGAATATAGTCTAAACTCTCCAAATCATTGTACGCAGTTACCGTGTTGGCTTCTTCTTGTACAAAGTCCAGTTGTTCTCTGAGAAGTTCAAGATGTCGCGAAACAACATCGACCACATCAAGACTAAACCACCATGTAAACAACGCTGAAATAAAATATAACAATCCCGATATATTGTCAATGCTTTCATTAACCCTTTCGTCTATATTTTTTCGTTTTACCTTCATAACATATTTTTCTCCAGTTTCTTTATTTTTCAATGCATAAACAAGAGAAATCATTCCTGACCGAATGGGTATACATGAAGCATTTGCAAAGATGAATGGTGTATCGGAAAGCATTTGCAATGTAACGGTATGATTTATATCTGATATATCATATGGGACATTGTCTGAAAACTGTGTAATCTTGTCGTGTATTTTTTTATCAATAAATTTTCCATTGAATGCTATGGCTTGGATAACCTTTACACATATGATATCAGTTTTTGATAGTTCAATAAGCATATCCATAAAAACTTCAGAACTGTCGATGCATATGGATGATGGTGTGTAACAGTTCAATATATATTGAATAATACCTGTTGTTACTAGATAACTGATACGGTAGTAAAAATGAATACGATTATAAAATGCATCTGTGCAAAATAAGGAAAATATGGCTATACTACCTAACCCTAATCCGACGAGGGATTCTGTTGATATAAACATTTATTATACTAGTTATACCATAGTTTCTATAAACTCTTTTAGACGAGAAAACATTCGTTTAAAAATCATTGTGATCATTCGTGTGCGCTGCGACATACCAACTGACATGTCTTCCATTGAAAATGATATAACTAGTGATGCCATATGCGGACATGGGCTGTCGACTTTTATATCCATTTTAGAGATCGGTATAGGTTTAGGTTGTCGAATTCTTGATGGGAGTGTCGCAATAAAGTCTGGGGTATCAGGTATAACTTCTGACGTATACGTGTACGTATATTGTAGCGCATTTTTTTGTACGTCGATTGACATATTCATATTTAGATAATATTGAGGTATTCCACAATCCTTAAAGAGGTGATAAAAAAGCATTTGAATATTGGTTTCACTTACATCCTCCAAGTTTTCATGGTGTTTAGTGGCTCTTGTATGAGTTTGTTCAATAATATCATCCTTGTTCACTATGTATAGCAGATTAATGATATCAAAATGAAAAAGTTCTGATATATTTCTATGATTTTTGTTATAGACTGCAAAGCGTAATTCAAATCCATTTGATTCTGGCGAATAGGTTATTTCCATAGTACTATGACATAGTACAAGTGTATGTGTCTATATCTTTGATTAGATGGAATAATCTGGAAGGAATAATTATATGTGCCTACTATATACCTTCGCGTAAATAATGTCATTGTTATCCAATACCCCTGACACCGACCCAAATAATTTATATTCGTCAATATCATCAACACAGTTTGAACAGTCTAAACCCGAAGAAGATGCATCCAAGAAGGAAAAGCCTGATTCATCCACAAACATGTTTCCTATGAAAATGATTGTTATTCAAGGTATTTTTCTTTTGATACTTGCAGTATCGGGAAACTTTGTGGCTGAAACTATGAGTTGTCAAATGCAAAAGATTTTGAGTGAAAATATGTATGTAAAGAATGCTGTGATTGTTTTGATCATCTATTTTTCTCTAGGTTTTGCATCAAATGAAAACATGATATCTCCTATAGAACTTTTTAAACAATCGCTTTCTATATGGGCGTTTTTCCTTATGTTTAACAAAATGGAGATATTCTTCAGCGCTATGGTTATAGTCATGTTGACTTTACTATTAATATGTAAGAACTACATCACCTATTATGAGAAAAATGATAAGGATAAACATATGAAAATGATTAATACTTTATCACAGACAATGGATTATTTATTTTATGGTAGTGTGTTAACAACTATTGTAGGATTTGGTATGTATTTTAAGAAACAGCGTTCTGACTACTTTAGCACATTTTCATACTCTAAATTCCTATTTGGAACTCCCACGTGTTCTAATTTTTAGAGCGTCTGATGGTTTTATTTTGTTTTTTTGTATCGATCAACAATCGATACAAAATATGCGTTTACTATCTAAATATCTAGACTTACAGTGTTCTTCTCTGATGTCTTTCTTCGTCGTGAACGTTTTGGTTCAGAACCACCAGAGGACTGTAGGTCTTTGAGGTCTGATATACTAATAGTGCTACTATCGTTTAGTGATGTAGAAATATCTGCATTCATCTGTGGTGTTCCTGTAGGAGGTGCCGAACTTTGTGTTGTTCCAGTCATACTAATCTTCTTAGTTTTTAATCCAGATAATAGATGATCGAGATCACTTGGTCCTCGCATTTCTGCTCGTGCGGGTTGTTCAGTTGGTTGTCGCATACTACTGCGTTCTGGTGCAGCAGCGCTTGAAAAGTTTTCAGATATATTCATGCCATCATGTTGTCCCATTCTTGACATATTATCTAAGTCTGGTCGTGATGAAAAACTACTATTATTACCATGACGCGAACCAGGTGGAGGAACAGAATTAGGTCCTTGTGTTGCTTGTGGTGGTGGTGGTGGTGTATGAGTTGATGGTGCCGGTGAATGTGTTGGTTGTGGAGGTTGACCAGTCATATTGTTCATAAATCCAGAAAATCCAGGACTGGATGCCCCCATGGAATCCATTGCTGCCTTTTGGAACTGTTGTGCAAGGTCGGGGTTCTGACGCAACACATCGTCCATCCCAGGCATAGCAGATTTAAACATAGAGTTGGTCATATGTAACATCATAGCGCTTCCACCTAACTGAAAAAGAAGTCGAAGTTCTGGTGACATTGTCCCCTTACTTTTATATTTATCATATAGTTCGCCGAACACTTCATCATAATCATCAACGTTCTCTGCTACTTGTTCACTCCAGCCGTCTAGTTTAATGTCAAAAGGGTCAAATCTATTATTCAAAAACTCTATACCATTAATACATGTCATTAACATATTTCCTTGGAACTTAATAGAGTTTTGTTTCGCCTTTTCATCTACAATTGTCTCGTATTCGCCCTTCATTTCTAACAAAGGTGATTCCATTGTATATTTCTTTGACAGTTGAACTCCTTTTTGTTCTAGTGATTCTAACTTTCGCAATAGTTGAAACTTTTCTCGTAACATTTCCTCTTTTGTTTGAGTGGGTTGATATTGCACGTTTTTTTCAGGTGCGATTGGTATCTCATTGAACCTATTATACCCATCCCACGTAGATGTATTTCCGTCTCCATTTCCACCACTATCTCCAAATCTAACTGATGGTTTTTCGCTACTATCTAGATTTATAGTTTCTGGAAGACTATCGCTAAATAAAGAGCCCTTACTAGTATTATTTGCACCAATATCTCCTCCAATGTCTGTCATTTCATTTAGTTCGCTCTCTAACCGGTCTATATCGCTGATATCGATATTTTCCTCTGAAGATTTATTACCTTTTTTTTCATTCATAAGAAGTTCGATGCCTCCCCCGAAATTGGATGATGAACTTGGAACGTCAAATGACGATATATCAATAACTTCTGGCTCCATTAGTAGATACAGATACTAATACTTCTATATATTAACGCATCGTATCTAACTATATCGTTTTATATATTTTAGATCGAATATACCACATTCCTTGTAAAAAACAATCTGCTAGATCATCTTTTTTCTTGTGACGAGAGAAAAACTCTATCCATGCTTCAAAATCGGAAGATATAATGCCTAAACATTTTGCAATACCTGCCTTTTTTCTCTCACTGTACGTGGTGTTTATAAGACCATCCTCTTTGAGTTTATTTATAGATGATATAAATTCAATCTGCAATGTATCATTTTTCATAAGAAAGTACTGAGATAACATCCCTTGAATAGTTTTCATACGATTTGCAATAGGACTTATCTGGTTCTCTATCAGCACTAAACCAATATCTTGAAATGAATTATTAAATAGAATATCTAATTTATATTGAATGTTGCGACCAATAGTGACTATATCTAGTTTATTTGCGTCAACTTTATCAACCACATCAAAGCATGTGTCTTCTCCATGTTTGGCTATGATATTTATTAGGTCTGCCTTTTTTACAGAAGTATCATATACGACACAGTGTTTTTCTGCAATCTCTCGTAATCGCGGAACTTTTTGTTTTTTTAAAAACGACGTCTCTAAATCGCGCGATGGGCGATGAAATCCAACATTTTTAGAGTGTGTTAAACAATAACATACTCCATTTTTTGTAAGTTTCGCTTCACGTAAACAGTTTTGTCCAGTTTTCTCTCTACCTGAACAAACCGAAACATCTTTTTGTGCCAAGTTAATAACATCCCAAATCATAATATCATTAGTACTTGTAGTATGAGAATCAAACATGACTGTATCACTTTCATGAGTGGATAATTCAAATACGCATATAGCAAGGTTCTTTATTCCTACATCAATACTCACAATGTGCATCAATTATACAATAGTTGGATATAGTTACATGACATGTAACTATATACGTTTATGTTATTTTCAAACCTACAGAGATATTTATCGACTTGTAGTTGAATACATGCTTGGAGCCGTAGCATTTGATTGAAGTTGGGTTCGGCTTAAATAGGCAGATTTTAGGTCGCTGCTAAATACTCCAGAACGAACCGGTGTCATGTCAGATGGTCCATTAAATACGTACGGGGTTCCGACATCAGAAGACTGTCTAAGAATATCACTAGATGGATTTTGCATCACAGCATTTCGAGTGTTAATATCTCTAAACTGTTCAGCATTGGTTGTCAGATATTTACGATATTCCCAATTGCTTGTAATATTAGCACTCTTCTTAATATTATGATCTACTACTGCTTCGGGATACCAACTGCGTTGTTCACGATCATCTGACATAAGTGCTGGCATATTGACATGATAGTTGTTTTGTCCTTTGAATACATTATTTGTTTGCATTCCGAGTTTACACTAAGTGTACATAATAGTTCGTTACATTTCCGGTATTTCAAATAATTATGTATTCATCTACATGTTGCTAAGTAATTCAATCAGTTCTGGTTTCTTCATTTTTGAACTTTTATCTATTAACTGTTGGTCAATCGCAATACGTCTTAATTCATTCACTGTAACCTTTTTATAGTCAATAATATTATCACCTGTATCTAAAATAACCTTATGGATATCTGTATCATTCTCTACATCATTAGCACTAGCATCAATAGATACATCTGACAATGTAATTACTCGTTTTTCAGAAGAGGTGTTATCAGATATAGAAATATCTAGATCATCAATATCTAGGGTGTCAATATGTTCGGACATAACAGATAATGTATCACCTATGTTCTCTCCATCACGTTCATTTTCACTCTCACTCTCACTCTCACTCTCACTCTCACTCTCACTCTCACTCTCACTCTCACTTTCAACCTCACCCTCACCCTCACCCTCATCCTCACTTTCATCTCCAATATCAAGTTCTTCATACTCATGCAGTTCATCATTTTCAAATGACGAACTTGGTACATGTCCAAAACTGGGATTCATCAATATATTGTCTAAAGTAATTGGATGGGTGTGAGAGTGTATCGAATCATCATCATCATCATCTGAATCTCCTGAACCATCAGATACATATATCCGTGTTATGTCGTCTATTTCATCTGGTTGCGATACTACATTGTTTTCATACGATGATGAATGTAGTCTCGAACCTACATTACCTTCTTGAGACAAATTATATCCATGAGACTGTAGATGTTTTAATGCTGCATCGTGTGTCCGTACTTCTTGTGCAAGAACCGTTGACAATTCCATAACAGCTGACAGTTTTTCCCCTTGTTGCTGGATTTTGTTGTATAAGATTATTGCTACAGCACCAACTAAAGCGACAGTAATTCCGAGGATAATTAAAACGTGTAAGGAAAACATTCCAGGGGGTGGATTTAACGTTGTGTCCATTAATGTCGCTATACATAAAAAATGACAGTTCTATACGAACGAATGTTATTATCTAAGTTGAAATCTTATCTAGTATTTCACTTGGATATTGCATTTCACGAAGCACCTGCACACCGCCATCTACCTCATTAATCCCTTCTTCAACCTTGTATAGATATTCAAACGACCCGTCCGGTTCTTTGGAAATGTTTACCTTCATTCTATATGTAGTCACACCATTATTTTTCTTTAATTTTTCACATAACTCGGTATAATGTGTAGTTAACACATAGTGAATATTCTCAGTTTCGCTTAAATGAGATAGATATGCGTTTCCACACGTTACAGCTTCTTTTGGATTCGTTCCTGAAAACAGTTCATCGAACAAACAAAAATGACGACTTGCATTACCCTCGCGATGAATACTATCTAATATATGTTTGCATTTGCGGCTCTCGGATTGAAATAAACTATCACGACCTGACGTATCCGGAATATTTAAATAACAGTGTAGATGAGAATATGGTTTGAATGAACAGGTTTCATAAAATCCACAACCATATTGTTGCGTAAGGAGAATACTCAAAAATAACGACTTTAAAATAGTGGTTTTTCCTGATGCGTTTGGTCCTGTGATAACACAATCTTTTTTAAGGATAATATCATTTTTTACAGGTGTAACAGTCAGAGACGCTGTCGATGGGTGATACACACCTTCAACTTTTAACATGGGAATATCTTTCTTTTTACAAGATTTATCCTTTTTCTTTTTCTTTTTACTCTTTGTATCAGTATCAGGAGTATCTGGGGTAGAATCATTCTCTCTACTCTCTTTTATAAAATCACCATAATTCATCTTGGATGCTTGAACATTCTCTTGTACTCCTTGCATGTTATCTAAATATCCTATGAACCCAAAAGCAAACAACATACTGTTGTGAAACTTGTCATCTGTATGCATCATATAGAACCATTTGAGAACCTTTCCCATGTCCATAAACTTTTTATATGACACTTCACACGGATCTATTTTACAAATGGTATCTTGAATATTTGTAAGAACTTTTTGATGCGATATTAAGACTTCATTAAACTTTTCATAATTTGATAATAGAGTGGTATGTTTCAAAAACCCATCTATCTCACAAATTGCATATTTAATAAAATCAGAAATCTGGAAGAGTTTATCATGGATTTTGAACATGTTGGTATAGAACTTTTTACATATTTGAGTATTTTGATAAAGAGATAAAAGATAAAATCCTATTGATGCTAAGGAATATAGTGTCTGTTGAACCGACATACCACTAAAGCCAGTAAAAATCTTTGTTATTGCATGATTTCCTGCAACAGACTTTAATATATCAATATATGCTGCGAATGTTATACTAGCACCACGAGATATCATCACAAAAAATGGAACAATGCATATAATAAGTGGAACTAAAAGAGCCAATACAGGAGAGACTAAATTATACACACTAAGTGCTTGTAAGACCGTTTGGTTTGTATTTAAAAACAGTAAAGAGTCCCAATCTAAATATACATATTTTTCTTTAAAACCTTTATCATTGCGTATTTCATTCCATAATGCAAGGGTATCTTTTGCAATAACATGGTTCCGCTTCTCAACACCCTTCCATTTCTGTAATATAATTTGGGTATCATTGATAAAATCTTCGTTACTTGTATAGTACTTTGCCATATCGTATCGCATAATCTCTCCTAACGATTGGGGTATCACTTTTCTATCGTCGCATTCTTCATCTTCAGATAATTCATTTGATGTTTTAGAATCAAATATACGAGATAGAATAGGCAATTCATTACTATCTACCGTATTTATCAGTTCTAGATCGGTTATAATATCTGAGGATAAGGTCTGCACACCAGTTGCAAGTGTAATAGGCAGCATAAAGGCATCACGGATGGCACCTTCTATTACACTAGTATTCAATACAGTTGATGTGTCTAAAGATGTTGATGAACTCATATACCTCGTATATCCAGATGATATTATTTAGATTACATGTAAACGAATATGATATATTTCATATGAACTATATCATTTTGATTAAATTATGTCAATAAATATTAAACTGTGGTCAAATCTGAAGGCAGTTCTGTTATTTGGGTAGAATAAAACTGTTCTATTTCACGCATTTTTTCTACATCTCGTTCAGTAATTAAGTTGATACCCATACCTTTTCGTCCCCACCGACCACTACGACCAATGCGATGGAGGTATGTAGAAACGTCTCGAGAAATATCGAAATTAATAACGCAACTCACTTGTTGTACATCAATACCACGAGCCGTTACATTGGATGAGATAAGAACCCTACATTTTCCTGACCGAAAATCAGACAGCGATGCTTCGCGTTCAGTCTTTGTCATACTAGAATGTATAGAACACACAGGATACCCATCTGCAAGCATTGCTTGATATAAATCATGAACACGTGGAACACTGTTCGCATAAATAATACAATGTCCAACTGAAATAGCCGAATACAAATCAATTAATACTTCGTATTTTTCAACATCGTCTCTTACTGCAATATAATGCTGACTTATGCCTTCAAGTGTTAATTGTTCTGCCTTAACTATAATCTGTAATGGGTTTGTCATAAACTTGTTTGTAATATCAAACATGTATGGAGGCATAGTGGCGCTAAAAATACAGGTTTGAACCTTATTAGGTAATCCCTCAAAAATGTCTTGCACTTGTTCTTTGAACCCATATGATAACATTTCATCTGCTTCGTCCAATATGAACGTTCGCATATGTTTTAATACAAGAGCGCGACGACGCACCATATCGAATACACGACCAGGGGTCCCTATCACTACATGTGGAATATTATTTTTTAATGCTCTAATATTTTCATCTACAGATTCTCCTCCGACCAACGTTGTTACGACTAGTCCAGATAAAAATGTACCAATAGTTTTGTACACATTAGCAATCTGCATTGTCAACTCACGAGTTGGTGCTAAACATAAAACTTGGGTTTGTCTTTTTGCCAAATCAATTCGAGACATAGACCCAATACTAAAGGTTGCCGTCTTTCCAGTTCCAGATTGTGCTTGAGCGATCATATCTCTTTCTGATAACATTGGACATATTGCCCTTTTTTGAATTGGACTTGGTTCTTCGTATCCATAAGAATATATACCTCGAAGGACATCTTCGGGTAGTTCCATTTCATCCCATTTCTCTACGACTTTTATATCCTCTACTGGACTGGTGGAGGTATCAGATTCTTTACCTATAGAAGGCGAAGAGACACTCGATGGCAAGGGGGGCTCAGAATGTTTCTGAGGCATGCGTGGTTTAAACATATTATTAGAAGTACTCATACTGCTAATCAATGTGTGAATGTATTCTATATAGATAATCTTTTAAGTGCATTTTCAGTAACATTAGTTTGACTTATTAATAGTGTACATATAATACAATTACACCAACATATACCCATTAGCATACGTAATGTAAACACCTAGAAAAACATATAGAAAATCGGTAACTATATATTATAATAAGTTAATATGACAATGTATTCATTGTCAGATTTTACAGATATATCTAATAAAGGATTTCATGTTATTCTTCCTGATAGTACTGTTCAACTTATTAATGAACTATCTAAACTTGTAGGATCACCCAATTATATTAAAACACCTGTTTTCACAAAACGAGTGTCAACTCTTGATATAGATAAAAAGCGTCGTAGACAACACAACCGACAAACAGATGACACCAATGGATGGTCTCCCGGAACAAACTCAACCGGAGGATTCAAAAAGGTTTCAGCAGAAAGTAATATCGGAGCAAATATCGTGTTCAATCCTGCAGGTTCACTTATTAAAAAAGACGGCGAAGGAGCTACACCTATCCAACTTATTCGACCATTATTAAATAAGTTTGGAGGAAAAGTTGCAAACGAGGCTATTAAGAACGAACTTTTTACTACAATTAATGAGATATTTGAATCAGATATCACTCAAGAAGACTTATCGAGACTCATGAACCAAATTATCAATATTGTTTCTGGAAACCAGTTTTATTCTAGTATTTATGCCAACCTATTTTCAGAAATGATAGATGCTCATTCTAGTTTTACAACTACTTTAGAAAAACAGTTTTCTAATTATATATCCAATTATACAGATATTCAGTCTATTGATCCAAGTGAAGATTATGATTCATTTTGTATTATGAACAAGAAAAACGATAACAGAAAAGCCATCACATCATTTTATATTCACTTGTATAAACTAGACAAAATATCACAATCGTCTATGATGGAAACCATTAAAACATTGTCAGAAATGATCCGGGATAATATAAATGACGTTAATATGATACAATTAATAACAGAAATCGTTGAAAACCTTTTTATTTTCATGGATACTTCTACAGACTTACATATCAGATGTAATGAGGTTACTATAAATATCACAGACGACACAGAATTATCCATTTGCCAATACATACGTAATTTATCTAATGTAACGCCAAAATCATATTCAGGGATTAATACAAAAACTGTATTTAAACTAAAAGACATTGTTGATAATATATCCAACACAGCATAACACATACAGAATAAATATGATTATTTCACATCATAATTTATCGTTTATCGGTACCTATATTACCATTTAGATGTAAATATAGGTATAATATATAGATATTGATCAACTTCATTGTTTCAGAAACATGGTCGTATCAAAAATTAACAAGACACTCAGTTACCCAGAAATTCGCTCTATATTTCCTGCCGATAAAAAACTCGAGGTAGACCTATACTCTATCGTAGTAAAGGGAATAGATATAGTGGTTGCCATCGGAAATGCATCGCACACATACATTAGCAAAAATATTGTATTTCATCCAGTCTATATGATAAAAAATAACTCAAAGGCAATTCAAATTGGATTGTATGAAATTAATTCCAATGATACTCTTTCTCTCACTGACACATCTGGATCACTTATGATAGATAAAGTAGGAGAACCACTTATCTATACTTTTGCTACCAAAAAGATGATTAATGACGTTCGAATGATACCTCCAGGTTTAAACGATAGTAAAAATGACGGACAATCACATCAGGATACGATTATTGATAATACAAATGACATCACGCCAACATCCATACCTACTATACGGGCAGATATTTTTACGTTTGATGCATCAACTATGGTAACAACCCGAACCATTAATACACCAACAGAAGAAACAAAAGCAATCGCAGAGAAAATTAAATCCACATTTGAAAAACCTTCTTCTGGACATACTGCAGGATGGTTACAAACAGAAATGCATAATAATTATTATGAAACCATTGAAAACGATGGGAAAAATGATTCTATGTTTATGACAATACGTGATGCATTTCTTCAAATAGGACAATCCACAACTGTTCTCAAATTAAGACAAAAACTTGCAGCAGAAGCAACACAAGAAACTTTTGATAAATACTTAGAACAATATAAAATGTCATCGGAGACACTCTTGTTAGAAACAAAACAGGCAAAATCATTGCATTCTAATTACACAAAACATGAAACTATGATCAAATCAACCATCTCGGCATCGGAACAACAAACTCTTATAGTATCTGCAAAGCAGATTGCTGACCAACACAAGGCTGCCATATCCAAGGCTAAATCTGCACGAGAAATGTTACATGATTTCAAGTTCATGAAAGGTGTCACCACACTGGATGCACTCAAAAATAAAATACAATCTCCAGACTATCCTGCCGATGATTGGGCGATTTCCACACTTGAGCGAATATTAAATATCAAACTTATCATTATTTCAAGCGATTACGTAAAAAAAGACGCAAACAATATGATGCAATGTGGAAATACAATTGACAATCTAATCAAATCTAGAGGTTCATTTACACCAGAATTCTATATACTAATCGAATCCACTGCAGACATGCACTATCGATTAATTAGTTACAAAAAGAAACTATTATTCATATTCTCAGAACTACCATATGATATCAAACAACTCATCGTGACAAAATGTATAGAGAGAAATAGCGGAACATTTACATTGATCAATGACTTCAGACAAATGACAATAGGACGCATTGGAAACGCTAATTCTAAACAAGATGACATAGACAGAGATATTATAGACACAGTCGATGTAGATGTTCTTGCTGCGGTAGATCCCCATGTGGTTTTTCAGTTCTACATTCAGTCTGCAGACAAATCAGCCGGACGCGGAACAGGCGAAAAAATCGATGCAATTGGAAGAAAACTAGACTTTACACAACTTTCATCCAAGGGTCATTTTCCCAATTGGCGCAGAAAATTAGACGACACATGGACACACATAGATACTCCATTTCAACTCGATGATTATAACTGGAACAGTGTAGAACACTACGTACAAGCAGGCAAGTTCAAAAATGAAAATCCAAAGTTTTATCTAGAGTTCACTGCAGAAAGCCAATCTAAACTGGCTAACGATGTAAACAAGGCCATCGCGGCAGGCACAGAGAAAACAAACCCCAAAGTACCATCTACTAATGTCTCAGTTGACTCATCATATACAGAGAAAAGAGAAACAGATGACCGAGTCGCAGCAATAAATGCAAAGTTTACTCAAATACCCGAGTTCAAAAACATTCTTATCGCCACGAAAAATGCTATGATATACAAATACATTCCAGGGAAAAAACCAAAGGTAGCAACATCTCTTATATTAGTCAGAAAGAACATCACATAGACCAACAATAAAATAAAATATATGAATATATTTGTAGATATATTCATATAATACGGACAAACTAGATAGTATTATCTTCACATGTGACAAGGTAAGGAATACAAAACATTTTATATACATGTTCTAAAGCAATATAATCGATGTCGAACTTTATATAATGTTTTAACCAATCATAGAATGTCATGCTAGGATACTTCACGGTTTGTTGATAACGTTCAAACAATTTAATAGCAGCATAAAATGTGATGTTAGTTGGGGTGGGTTTGGAAGGGACACATGTATTTTTCCAAACAACTATCTGGTTCGACTTTATGGGGTTATCTTGTATAACTGTGACGCGTGATGTTTCTTTATCTGCATACAATGGTAACCGTTTTTGATGCTTTTGATGATATGTATTGTAATCCGTCCCTGATATAACACATACACGTTTGAAATTGTCATATGTAATATTCAACTCATGTAATATTTCAGGAAGAACGTATAACTTTGCGGTGTGAGTATCTATATTCAAATCGCGAATTATATTATTGCATCCATAAACAAGCATATCCATATCATCGCTCATGCATCCCCAAAACTCGTTTCTAAGAACCATCGATGCACATATTGTATCTGCCTCGTTTGGAGCGATGCAATATGGAACATTATTTTCTTCAAATAATTGCTTCACTGAATCAGTCTTGTCGCGAGTTATCTCTACGGAACTACGACGCAGTTTTGCATACTCAGCCTCAAGTTTATCACCGTCTTCTTTGAACACATTATACTGCATACGTGTCACTATATCTGCACACTCGACTGCAGCAATACGACGCTGCTCACGCCGATGATATATTGTGTTCATCTTTTCAATAGGAGGTTTGCCGTCAAATACAAACAACGCATCAATATTGTAATTTCTCAGAATAGTTATCAACCTTTTCATGTTATCAAGTAACATGCCATCGCCTTCAAACTGATACAGATATATACTAACATCAATCACGATGCGCTTGTTAGACAACTCATTTAAATGAATCGTGTGGATAGAATTACGACATGACTTCTTCAAGTACGAGTTTAAATATCGAATCCCCATGTTTATTTCCTATGTTTTACTATTAACGGATAGTATATTATATGTCATGTCAATTTTGAGATATTCTAACACATTTCACATACTGTCATACGCATCGTATCAGATATCCATACAGAATCGTCGGTGACACTATTTGCGTCAATCACTGTATCGAAGCACTTCTTCGATCCGATATCGCGAATATTCTTTCGAGTGATAGGAGAAGAGTGAAGTCTTATGATAAACCTAGAAAAGGTAACAGTATTATTTTCAGTCTTATGAAAAGACATATTACTATTTATGCCATTATTTATAGAACACCAATCCAAAAAATCTCCATAATTTACAAGAAGAATACTTGTCACTACATAATACGCAAATATGTTAGTATCTTCACGATACAAATTTGCACGAGCGAGTTCAGCCTTTTTTGATTTACTTGTCAGATCGGAATACGTAAGCCCCATGAATCGTAAAATCTTATGCATCTGAAATGTACGCCAAGCAGCCTCAAATCCTAAAAGAACTTCCACATAACTCACAAAGGTTACCTTACCTATGTTATCCAAACAAAAATGGCTACAAAAACATGCATTTATTATTGTAGCCCATGTCTCAGTATATGCCTCAAATAACTCCATATCACTTTCCACGGGAAACGTATCGCGCATCACTTTTCGAGCAGAGTCGAGATTAGGCATACCTGCAAAATCCAGTCCTAACATATGAAATGTCTCGTGAATAAACACCTTGAACCACTCTTCGCTACGAAATAAAATAATCTCTGAACCAACACCATTACTTCTAGATGAACGAGTGGAACTATTTGACATAGGACATGCATAAGTGTACGCAGTGTTCGCATGAGATACACCTACTACATCACTTCTGTGCTTGGGAAGAAACTTACGCAATGGAGTATCATATATGTAAATGTTGATGTTTGTTCCACATGCAGAAGATGAATATTTAAAGGCTATATGAAACCAAATCAACATACGTTCAAAATATTGGGTATAAGTATCCACATGACTGGCTGCATCAGTGTGACTGGTTACAAAATAAACCTTAATAGAACGACCGCCAATTCGACTAGAAAACTGAAACAAATAAGCACTCTTTGTATTGATATACTCAATAATATCAGAAGGAATAGATGACATACTCAATCTATTTGGCTTCGGAATATCACGAGGAGTTCGAATGGGATGTATCTCTGTATTATGAACAGAACTACCGTGCTTTTGTTTTGAAGCATGCACAGTTGCACACGATAACTGTATATCGTCGTATATAGTTCCTAATATTTTTTTTGTTGTTTTACGTTGAGGAGTCGATGGAAGACACTCAATAATATCATCGCTTGCGGAGAATATTCGAAGAACCGTCTCGGTATCGGAAGAAAATGGAACAGTCTGCATAATCCAGATATATATAATACGTGGAGTATTTTTATATATCATTCAACACATTTATACATCACTAGGAGTGATTCATAATATATAATATGACCATGCATATTACATATTATCAGAATAATTAGAAATATAAAGTATATAATTGAAAATATTAATAGGTTATTCTAATCTTAAGCAGATTGGGCGGCGGCAGCGGCGGCAGCAACTTGGTCAGCCTTCTTCTCGAAATGAGGACTCATAAACTTTTGAAGATTGAAGTAACTCAAGTTGTCATCAACGCCAAGGTGAAGAAGCTTCTTAAGTTTGGCATCAGGGTTGATTTGACGACCATTGTCCTTATCTTGAAGGGAATGAGCCTTGACATAGGCAGTAATCTCCTTTGTTACATCAGTTCTAGCCATTTCAACACCCTTACTCACGCCAAGGAATGCTGCCAACTCGTCACTGATACGAGCAGCCTTTACAAATCCACTAGGAGGACGGTTTCCGACCTTACGCTTCTTCTTGGCGGCCTTCTGGGAAGCCTTGATCTCCTTAACCCACTTCTTCTCAAGAGCGCGATACTCACTCTTAATAGCAGTAAGCATAGTTCCCATTTGCTGAAGCTTAGTGAAAAATACAGCAGAGGTCTCCATAAGGTCGCTATCCTCGGGCTTATCAGCCTCAACTGAAGCAGCGGCATCAACAACTGGCTCAGGGGTGGCAGCAACGGCTTCTACTTTTGGGGCTTTCTTGACTACCTTCTTGGTAGTCTTAGGAGCAGAGGTCTCCTTAACATCGACGGTGGGGGCAGGGGTGGTTGTCTTCTTAGCAGGCATTATAATCTACTTACTGCTACTCTTTCTAAGTAGGTTTACTACCTATATAATATATATATAATATATGTGTTATATGAGACCTAATATGCTGTTGTTCTTTATACCCATTTGGATAATTATTTATTCAAATCTATATTTTTACGCAGTTTAACATTCATATGCAAGAATTCACTGTATACATCAGGTTAAAATCAACTATATACGGCAGATTCGTAAAAAAGGGGATAACTATCACGAGCGCCAGAACTAACAAGAGTAAGAGCCTGCAAAAATACAATTGTCCCTAAAGCACGGTCACACGTCTCCACACCCGACATAACTACTGACGAACTCACATACAATAATATGTCCTGTGCCACACAAATATCTTCATATGATTGGATTATATCCACCATTGCAGACATACTGCGAAAAGGATTGGATGGACAAATACGCATCTGAACATCACGAGGAATAGATGCACGATACATAAAAATATCAGCCAACTCGCGAAGCAACCTAATAAGTTCATTCTTCTCTAAATTCATAAACCAACCGATCGTGGGATAATATCCATGACTTGCAATTGAATCAAACAACGATGACACACGTTCCTCTATAGTCATGTTTCTAGGAGATGTTGCCACAGGCATATCAAACGATATATCAATTGAGGAGTTGTACACTGATTTCGAGATTCGGATAAGAATATTCAAATCTGAAAACACAGACATAGGAATAGGTTCACGTGTATAAGGGTTTAACACATCATCAGAAGCACTCTTGGTTTTTAGGTTGTAGAGAGAAATTATGTCGAACCCATAAACAAAGCCATCACTTGTGGTATAACTTGCAAACTGCTCTGCACATACTTCTCTCATTGTGTCTCCAGTAAGAAAATCTTCATCGTTGTTACATATCGAACGTTTCATAAATGCAGGACCGCGCAACATATTACATTTTCGCCTTAAGTATCCACGCCATAAACTTTGAAAAGGCTGCGCATGCGCATGAATTGTTAAATAAGTATACATACGCACAGTTAGTTCGGATACTGACCCAGATACAGGCAATCGATAATGTCGAGCCATAGTTTGTAATTGACATTTCTTGTATTTGTAAGAGAGAAACCCAGAATGATCATTCACACTAGGAATCACAAAATCTGATTCAGAACATTTTACCTTCTTTCTAGATAATGTAGAAGTCTTCTCGAACATCACTCGAGTTCTCTCTTCTAATCGCATTGTAACCTCTTTCTTAATCTGAGAAGGAGTCATGCGATGCACCACAGCACCACTTGTAACCTCTTTCTTACTCCGAGAAGGTGTCGCGATATACATACTCGGAACCAGCCATGGAGGCGAACCTGCATCGACAACCACAATATTTTCAACTAAATCATTATCATCGTTCATTTTCAAGCGATTTGATTGTCTGTACTATATATACATACAATCGCTCTATGTTATGAGGTATTTATACACATACCATTTATTATTCTACACATGGTTCACGCATGCGATGCCATCGTATTCATATATTGACAGATGTAAGGTTCGCGCTCATTACACATATTTTACATAATATAATCATATTAATTTGCAAAATATACACAGCATAACACATAACATATCATATACATATATATAGAGAGAGATATCAAATCCTTAAAAGAATTGACTTAAAGGGAACCTCTGTATCTAATACATATACCCCAGAACCCCAGCGAATACCACAGCATCATGAACACAATTATCGACGGAACACAACCTATTAACGCATCACGCATCACATATCCTCCACTCAAGGTACTTGCCAACGGTGGAAAGATTGTAAATGTTCGAAACTCTGCAGCAAACAATGCATACAGAATGTCAACCCCCCTCATGCTTACATGGGGTGCCTCTGATTATGAAGGCAATGAGAAGTTTGAACTATCGTTACAGTTCCCTAACAGCGACAACAAGTCTGCTGCAACAAACACATTCCTTGAGAACATGAAGACATTTGAAGAGAAACTCAAGGCTGATGCAATCACTCACAGTAAGGAGTGGCTCGGTAAGGCTAAGATTAGTCCAGAAGTCCTCGACGCAATGTGGACACCAATGTTGAAGTATCCCAAGGACAAGGAGACAGGTGAGGCCGACCTTACTCGCGACCCTGTTCTACGCATCAAGTTCAATCAAATCAGAAACCAATATCAATGCAACATCTACGACGAAGGTGGCAATCCATTATGGCTACGCGACGAAGCCGAAAAGTATCCCGAGAAAACTCCCATGGAGTTCTTCAAGAAGGGCATGCACGTTGCATGCGTCATCGAATGCGGAGGCATTTGGGTCATGGCCAATGGCAAGTTAGGGGTCACATGGAGATTGATGCAAGCAGCTACACAAAAGCCTACTGACAATGTATTCAGTCAATGCATGATTAGCCTTAATGCCGACGACAAGAAGACCATGCAAAAGGCAGCCATCGCAGCAGCAGAAGATGAAGATGATGAAGACGACATGCCTGCAGAGCGTGCAACAGTAAGCACTGCAGTTGAAGAATCCGATGAAGAAGAGGAGGAGGAGGAAGAAGAGGAAGAGGAAGAGCCAGAACCAGAACCAGAGCCAGTCAAGCCTGTCAAGAAGAAGGTTGTTCGCGCAAAGAAGTAAATAAATAATTCAAAAAAATCATAAAAATAATCATTCAACAAAAATCATAAAAATATAGGGCACATATGTCCTATATTTTTATTTATAATTACCGCCTAGTAATACCTAACACTTTATACGTGATCCACGTGACTGTATAATATAATAATCCACCCCACAGCATATCCATAAAACCTGCATACATCATCTCGTAATCTGAAAATATTGCGTAATTCGTAAAATCGAATACGCCATATATACATAAACCTAGCAAAAATGCATCAGATGGTGACCTACGCTCGACAAGAATAAACTTATACAATGCAAAAACCATAAGAGTGTATGCACCTACTGCGCCTCCCACATTCATCTTTAACTCACTCCCCTGTATTTTTTTAACCATCTTACCAAATAGGGGACCACCTACATTAGATAGATATAACCCGTCTAGAGCCAGCATTGATACAGCAGAAACAACGACCTCCATATATATCACTATGTACATACTCAATATTATATCTTCATACAAACCGAACAGTCACGAAAATATCACCACGATCAATATTATTATACATATCCTTCTCATGAATGCGCAATATACCCTCGCCAATTACACGAATAACTTGAGTCGGGGTTAATGTCATAACACGGTGGTTCAACCGCACCGACTTCGTACTACTAGGAATAGTCACCAATGAACATTCATCATTAAATAACAAATCGCGTGAAAATATTACATCAGTTGAAATATGAAGATTGTTATTATCATCCACTCTACATGTTAATTCGTCTATATCAGGCTCACATAAAACCAAGATTTCTTGACCAGGACACGATTTGTCATCAAAATAGATTTCCTTATGCCATAACGGAACAAGATAGGTATGTCCATCCACGTTTAATTTAAATACATTGTCAAGAAACATATCATTTAATGTTGGACTTATACTATAGATACGCAAATCATCAAACTTTGACTGTATTACATCACGGATACTGTCAAGAATATCACTAGAGATGTACAAAGTATCTCGATATGTAGACAAAAAATGATAAATCGACATGGATGTCTCACGGTCAATATTCTCAAACATACTTATAGACACCTCTTGGTAATTACTTACTATTTCGATGATTTTCTTGTGAAGAACACTACTATGAACATACTTCTTTTTAGATTTTTCATTTTCATTTACACTCATTACACTATTGACAAACTGAGATAATATATCAAAATAACTATTAGAACGTATATCTTCGTTACTCGTACATTCTTCTGACAATGATACTACCGTTCGGACAATATCGTAGGCATTCGATAACTCATGAAACGCAATAGTTGATTCCTCAGAATTACCATTCTTATCTGGATGATGTTTGAGTGCCATTCGGCGATATTGACGAACCACCATGACAGAACTCAAACTTTTAATATCATAGTCATTCAATCCAAGAACTTGTAAGGCATCAGATACACTCATATCTTTAGACGCATTTTCAAATGACATTACATGCAATAAGTCAACGTGTTTATATCTTTTATGTCACATAGGTTCAACTGTGTATTTGGGATTGGTGGGAAACAGCCATATTTTCAGGAATATAAGATTTTTCACTAGGTTTTTCAGTATCTAATTTGGGACAATCTTGTATAATAGTCATGAGCTTATATAAGTACGATTCAACATGGTATATTGGACGGTAATTATTATTATACAACTTGAAAAACTCAAAGGTATTCTCCACACAAACATCTATATTTTCATTGGTAATGGCTCCTGATGTTATCAATGTAGAGAGAACATGCCATATACACAAGTGAATATTTGTATCATATACAAACAGATCGTATATACATTCTCGTAACTCAGAAAACACTATGTTATCAATCCCGCCACTCACTATACTAATAATATTATGAACTATGATTTCATAGACCTCTACTTGTTCATGAGAATGAGGAGAGTAGAGAGACTTTAGATTTACTGTCCGAGATATGCAACCATCTGTTATACTCATATTGCATTTGCGAACATGTTTTTTTACACTAACTACCCGTGGTTTTGGAACAGGCACTATCTCACAACATTGAATTATATTATCAGGAAGAAAACTTACACTCTCGCTAATAAATATATACCGCACTTGAATAGGACTTAATACACAATTGTTTTGCATATAACTGTACATTGTCTCCATCAAATCATGGTCTACTAAATGCATATTCTTGCATAATATAATACCCGTCTTATGTGATGTACCTCCTATAATATCTGTAATGTGGTTATAGATATCATGCCATAAAGTCTTGGCATTGCATCCCAAGAGAGACATATCAACCTCGTAATGAATGTCACTCATCTTACACACATACTGGTTTTTACCATTACTATAAGGAATTATCGTTTTTTTCTCATATTTTAAACTGCTAACACTATAACGAGATATAATGTTTAGAGCCTGTGTATATTTTCCTACGCCTGGAGAACCATACAAAATTATGTTTTTAAGTAATGATAACTCTTCAGGAAAACTATCGATCTTTACCTTAAGTCTAGGATGAAAATTATGGACAGAACTTGTCAACACATATTCTTCAAAACGTGTTTCGAAAAACTTCATTCTAAACTGTAATAGTATACTATACACTATATTCTTTACGTTATTTCATATCACAACATGAAATAACTTATTACATATAACAAATATCGACCTATGACATACATACACAACTATACCGATATAAATACATTACGACTGTAAAATATAGAGAACCGTCAATAATATAAAAATACAATATAACTATGATTGCATCATTTGACATACAGCGATTTAGACCAGACAATATATACATGGGGAAACCTATCAAGAACAAAATAATGGCAGGAGGGATGTTTTCACGTATCATATACTCATCAGATTCAATTAGCATGAATGGAGTATATATTACATTCGAATTATCAGGACAAATATGTGAAATATTTCCTTCTAAATTCAAAATACAATTTGCACCACTTCCGAATAGCACTTCAGGACAGTCTAAACTGTATAATACATCATTAGAAACTACCAAAAATATAATCAAATCACTATGTGAAATAGAACATAGTATTCTTGCAAACATATCAATGCCTGGAAAAACACCACTTTACAAACTACGTGACCAACTTATACAAAATAACTTCAAATTCTTCTGGATGAATGATAATATTACAAACTTATCGACTACAAGCAATCCAGCCAAACCCAAAGACACTGCAGGAAACTTTCAGAATGCACGATTTATACTGAAAATATCAGGATGTTGGACAACACCTACCTCATACGGAATTACATACAAGTTCTCACGGGTAAATTGTTAAAACAAGAATAGAATACTAAAGAGCACTTATTGAAAATTATCTATCTTAGAAACAAACCCATCAGTTGGATAAATCTCCAATATTATGTAAATTGTTACCAATATTACAGAAGACAATATACTTAATAAGTATAATGCAGCACCCTCCTTACTACTAATAACATCTGATAACTTACTCACATTAGTCTGATTATTTCTGTTAGCTATTACAAGAATTAACATAAGTAGTATATTATTTAGTTTTATCATATTAGAAAATGAACTACTCACTTGACCTGAAGAAATCTTATCAAAATTCTTGATTATCATAGTTACAAGAATCCAGATAAGTATCATTATCATAATAAATGGACCCAACGACACTATTCCAGATACATTTATTGGTTCCGTTGTACTCTGCATTAGCAAAATAACAAAAACCATTATACCTACAAATATAAATCCATAACCAGTCAGTGTACCGATCAACCTATTTTTTGTCATATCTCCAAAACATGCCAATAGAATAAAAAAACCAGGAATCTGTAAGGCTCTAGGAGCATATTCAAATACGTCTCTCTTTGACATAATATACAGTATGTACACATAAATATTATGTTACATGATTGTATAAGTGACTATGTATTCAACAAATAATCACCCTATTATACCATCCCCACCCACCACTATAAGAGATGTAACTGATGCTAATGTAGACACGTTTATCGCAAACATATCTACAGAAGACAGAAACATTAACAAATACCCCCATGCAAGTTCATTTACAGTAGAATTGCCACAAGAATACACCAACGTAACTGCAATTAACTTACACGACTCTTTTATACCAGATGTTACCATAGACTTCACATTGGAAAAAAATAATGTAGATCTTGTATTTAGATTCATAGATATTGCAGATATTCCACAAACGCATACTGAAATTATCATATATGTTGCCATAAAACAGCATATAGCAAACAACAACTACTTTAGAATACGCATATCCGATGGTTCATACACGCAAGAACAACTCATGATAGAGGTTCAAAACAGAATGAACCAAATAATCACGGATTTCATCTTAAACTACTACAGTGAACAAACACCATACACTTACACATGGGGAGATTATATCTACTCAGAAACCACCCAAACTACCACAGATGGTCATAGGTTGATGCTACATCCAGCATATGCTACATATCAAGAAGCTGTAGACGCATGCAATGCCATTGCTGGAGAGATACTCCCTCTAATAAACATGAATGACATAAACACATTTGCACACACGTATGGTCACGCCAGTATGCCACCACCATTATTAGCAATACCCACAGTATCTAGCATGACTGACCTTGCGCAAAATGTAGAAACATATGATAACATACAACAAGCAATCACCGACACATACTACGATTACGTAAAGACCCTACTTGACGCTCAAGGAGGATACAACTCTTTCAAACTATTTTACAACAAACCACAAAAAAAATGCGTTATCGGAAACAACATATCGTCTTTCGAAATTAGCACAGACTTTGATAACTACTATTCTGAAAATGCACTTAATGTTGCCAACAACAGACATGGTGACGTATCTTCATGCACATCAACATGCAAGAACACATCAACACACACTAACTACATTAATTGGGGACTTCCTACATACATGGGCTTTAGTGGAAATGAAACCATTAAAACATACACAGACACACTCCCTACATTCTACTACTATAACAAGGATACAGAACCAAATATGTACAACCCATTTCAACACGCTACCACCACAGGATTTGCAACATCACCTATATACATACTCACACCATGTAACCAACTCAACATCAAGAGAGATGTATACTATTATATGGAAATAGACGGTATCAATATGGTCGATGAACTGTTGCCACACAAAAATAACGCATATACTGTCACTAACGGTAATACTAATGGCATCATTAACTCCTTCTTCGCAAAAAGACTCATTTTTACATTACCAAGAGGTAACAAATACGAAGAGGGACCAGGAGAAGCAAAAACATTCACGCCTCCTCTCAGACGCATGAACAAGGTAAGCATACGCATTCGGTACCACGACGGAAGCGAACCCAACTTTGGGAATACACCCTTTGAACTTACGCTCAAAATAGTATGCCAGAAAAATCAACTCAATCGCTCATCAAACCCTGGGTTCGCTGCACCCGCTTAATATACTTACTATCAATCACAACATGTATGACGCGAATCGCGACACATATGTTGAACACACTACTTCTTACTTACTTCTTTACACGACGACGGGTCTTCGCCTTTCTACTGGATTTACGTGCGCGACGCGTACGCTTTGACTTCCTTTTGGTTTTACGCACGCGACGCGCTTTGCGGGTGCGTTTGGATTTATGAGGAATGCGCTTGCGACGCGTACCGCCACCAGCGTTCGGGTTGACATTGCTATCAAGTTTGCTCCTCGCAGAACTTTTCCCCCTCAAAAATTCTTTCTTTTCGGCGTCATATTCAGCTGAAGTAGTCACCTCAGTCATCTTATTAACAGTATTAACAGGTTTCGGGGAACCTTTCACCTTTCCCAGGTTGCTTTCGACAAAATTTCCATCACTCGTCGGGCCTTCTAATACCAACATCGGGTGTTTCACTGCATCACCGGGGTGTCCATCTTCTCCATCTCCATCTTCATCTTCACCACCCCCGCAATCATCGTATGTGTACCCCTTAAGTATTCTAATTTTCACCCCGTCACTATCGCGACATGTCATCAGCATAACTACCCCCTTATCTTTACATGTCAACATGGCGGCTGGGAGTTTACCTTTGTAAAGACCAAAGTGTGCAAGCAATACACTATCAGCGAAAGCCAACTGGTCATTAGTACCATGTATTATCCTATCGAACGTACGAACAGTCTCATTTGATTTTAAAAGAGTTACTATTGAACCTGATGTCGCTTCAGAATTTGACAAGTCGGAGCAATATATAACATCATTCTGCGATTGTGCCGCCACGTCAGCGCCCAATAACATTAGAAAATGAATGCCGTAGTCGCCCCACCATTTTGCCATAATATTTCTAATGAATATGTTAAAATAGTTGTGTACGTTGTCTCTGTCTATTTTGTCAGGTCCATCGCTATATGCACGCAAATTAGGCATCCATACAAAATGTGCGGCATTGAAAAGAGTAAGCGCGCCTCCAGCAAATATAACATCCCCCTCAGCGGACTTTTTCAAATATTCTAGGTGGTTACTTCCCGTTCCAATGGTGTTTCCGTGTACATCCAAAATATTCATGGTAGTACGTATATCTATTCCAGTTGTTTCAGCTGTTTGACTATCCTGTTCATTACCCTCAGCATCTGTAAAGATAACCTCTTGTATTATTTGTACAGACCCATCACACATATCGTATTGCACATATGCAAGACAAATAAGACCAGTCTTTGCACCAGTGATTGAGATACCTGCATCATGACTTGCATGCAGCGAATATATAGGGGGTATAGGGTTTCCGTCTCTAGATATATCCTCAGTTCTAACCCCCATTGAGTTTTTTACAAGTTCACGTGCGGCACATGCGGTGGTTGTATCCGCTATCATCGTATCCTCGTCCACACTGGCGATTTTGACTCCGTTTGCTTGAAGATACTGGACAGTCTGTAACATCGAGGCCTTTTCCGTATGTCCTGTAGTGGCTTTTGCTAACATGCGTTCAGCCGTCGTATACTTCTCTAATGCATCTAAGTCTAAAGTCGTGCATTTATTAGATGTACTAGCACCAGCAGACGCTTTACTGTCTGAGATGGTTCTATCAAGTTCTTCAATTAACTTATCCGCACACACTGTCATCATGGCATTAACATTATCCTGATTACGTTGAGTCAGTTTGGTTCTAGTTATGTCATTGTCATGTCGGTGATCATTATTTGCTCTAGTAACCATAAGTTTGACAGTTCCTTCAAGTTTTATTTCATTCAAAAGGCGAGCGTCTTGAGTTAATTGAAAAGTGGAAAGTTCTTGCCACACCTGCTTTAGTTGTTCCGGATTGAATACACTGCTTGCACTGACAACGCGTTCGATACGAGAAAAATCTTCGTTGCGAATAAGCCACAATAATCGTTGAGACATGCGGTTTGTATTAATATCGATAGTATCCTTACCTAACATGTCATGTGTTACTTGAGAATTCACAGGTCGTTGTGCATTTGTTGTATCAATGTATCTGGTTAATGCAATGTATAACTTAGACTCATTAAGCTTATCACTAGAATAAGCATCGCGTCCCCATAAACGAAACTCACGGACTTGTGCATGGTCAAAATCCGAGAACATATCATTCAAAAAACCATATAACGTCCGACATATATCGTCGCGTGAGTTACGAACAGCATTCCAGTATTCTTTTCTAAATGTGGCATTTCCGTCTTTGAGACGTTTTTTCTTTTCTGCGTCAATCTCAAAGTAAGCAGAAGCAGCACTCATCTTATTCATTTCAGTGATGTAGTCGGATTCATTCATTTTTTTTTGAATAATTTCCAAAAAGGTATCTTCTAATAATGTGTATATGTCGTTATCCTTCACTTCTTTAATAGGAGAACTGGGTGCTCCCCTAAGTGATTCTGATTCTGAATATTCTGTATCTGAATATGATGTTGCGTATGAGAATTCAGACACACCTGACTCTAATACCCTTTTTTTTTTGGCATTAAACTCAACGTTATCGCTGAAAAGATTGTCTAAAAGCACCTCAACTGTTGATTGTTCTCCATACCAAATCACATTTACATTACCATTAGCCATTATATCTCCATTAGACTGTCCATATTTGCGATTATAGTCTTCTTTTATTATCCAAACCTTAAATGGCTGGAGTTGACCCTTAACAGGCGTACTCATCCTTCTCTTTACAGTACCCCCCGATAATAATCCCCAACCCCTCCCGCCTAAACCTCAATCGGGTTCGAAACCACCTCACCTTCCGCCGCATTGCGTGCAGTGGCCGCGTCGAACGGCTCGCCCCGTCCGCATTCTGTGCAACACTCGCATTCCAGTGCGCAAAACACGCAGCACAGTGCGAAGAATATTATAACGCTTACTCCAATTGTTGATGTGTCCATTATTACAATTATACGTCTTCTTTTTACATTCATTACACATTCATTACACATTCATTACACATTCATTACACATTCATTACCGATCCATTACTGCCTTACGATCCAATACGATACCCTTGCATACCTTACTTGTGATACGAGCCTCTACATCCAAATCATTCACCCTCATAATATCGGTAACTAATCTGTGGTACTGCTCACGTCGAGAGACGGTTCCTCGGAAATGGTCTGGGTACACTACTCTCC